CGGGCACCGCGGAAGACTGTAATAAAACAGCATTCGGCAATGAACTAACTTTTCCAAATAGTATTCACCGTGAGTCTAAAACTCAACGCCATGGTAGAAACGGCGTAGTAATACGTAATTACTACACTCCTCTACAAGATACCCCCTCCTTTGAATTCGATGAAGTCAATTTAAGTCGGAGCGTGGAGCTTAATCTTGTAGATGTCAAATACAAACTGTCACAATGTGCAGAGGTGATAAGAGATGTTTTCATACTTTATGGATTTGATGCCTTAGGTTATGATTTAACCCCTCAGGTTGAACGATGGTTCAATTGCTGTAAGGTATCAGGTATATCCTGGATAAAGTTTATGAAGTATAAAATATCTGCTTTTACATCTTATCACTTGGGTGAAGAGGTGGCTGTTGAAAGCCCTTTAAAGTGTGTCGATCGTCCTGATTTTCTCTTAGGAGGCAGAGCTTACCGTTACCAGAAAATTCTGTTAAGGAGTTTGAACCGGGATTCTTTCCTGGCGACTATCCTACAGAGTAAGAAGGGAATGGTTCGTCCTGACAAATTTGATGTATATCAGGGTGTTAAGGATACCTTTGAAAAGTTGACACAACCTCTTGCACCTAATCGTGCACAGATACCTGTTGGATCGGAATCATTATCTGAATGGGGAAGAACTTTTGATTTTAATAGAGATATTAGTTCTGCGTATCTTACCCATCATTCGATGAAGGCCCAGCTTATACGTACTGTTGAAGAAATTTTCAAAGGAGAACGTATTGGTTGGAAGGATTTTCACCCCGTTATGCCATCTCTGAAGGCTAGTTTTTCTAGTCGTCAGAAGGATGGTGGGACTTTGAATGACCTTCTTAATCAAGAATTTCTTGGTGAATATTCATATGATCGTAAGTCTGAGCTTGTAGTTGATGATGATGATATGTCCGATCTTGAGAGCTTAGAGACTCTCCCTCATAGTGAAAGAGCTAATTGGAGTAAAACTATAAATGAGGTTAGGTATAATGAAAATGAAGAACGAATTGAGAATACTATGCCTAAGGCATATAACATTGATGTTTCGGGTGTTAAACGGATTTATAATGAAATATTACCGGATGTCCTTAAATTCGCGTTAAATGAACCTGCCTTGGTTAAACCTGTTGGTTTGGCTGAGGCTCTTAAGGTCCGCGTAATTACAAAGGGTCCGGGAATAACTCAGTTTGCCCTGAAACCGATCCAGAAGAAGTTATGGAGTATTTTACGAAAGTTTAAGACTTTTGCTCTCATCGGTCAGCCTGTCACTGAAGATCTCCTTAGGGAGATATATGGTGACCGGGCTGATCGTAACCCACGTCAGAAGTTTCTGTCTGTGGATTATGCTGATGCAACAAATGGTCTTTACTCTTTTGCTTCTGAATATGTGATCGACGCGATATGTGGTGTTACTAAATGTCCTGATTTACTCGCGGTCATGTTACGTCGTATTCTCACTCAACACAAAATTCAATTATATTCGCCAGATGGAAAAACATTGCTTGATGAAAAAGATCAGACTAGAGGCCAGTTGATGGGCTCTATTCTATCCTTTCCTATACTTTGTATAATTAATGCAACTGTTATGCGTTGGGCGAAAGAAATTGATTCCAACAGGCCTCTCACCTTAGATGAAGCTAAAATTTTAGTTAATGGTGATGATGGTCTCATGCGATGTGGGCAGGATGGGTATGACTTTTGGTCTGCCGCCTCCTCATCGGTTGGTTTGTTACCCTCTATCGGTAAGGTATACTTCTTGAAGAGATATTTTAATATCAATTCTACTAGCTATATCATAAAAGATGGTCGTATCTATCGAGTTCCACATATTAATATGGGCTTGTTAAATGGTATGACCAGATCCGAAGGGGTGATTGGTGTTGAGGATGTGTTTTCCTCTGATGTTAATAAGAATATTTCTTCGCGTCATCATGAATTATTGAAAGACTGTCCTGATGACCTTTTGTTAAAGGTTCATAAGATGTTCTTAAATAAGCATTGGGCTTTACTAAACAAGATTAAGGTTCCGTGGTATTTACCGCAGAGCTTTGGTGGTTTAGGTTTAAAGCCTATTATTCATTATATAATGAATGATGACGTCGACCATGTTAAAACAGAATATACATATGGTCCATCTCGTATGGACTTAGCGGGCGCTATGTTGTTGAGACAAAGTTTTAAGAATCTTCGGATTCTTGCTTTACCTCCACAGCCAGGTGCTGCCGATGTGTATCCTGTCTTGAAAGATAAGATTGATTTTTCAAAATTTACTTTCAGGTATGAAAGATCTTTATCTGCCTTTTCTCTTTTGAAGAGAGAGGCGTGGTCGCAAGCATACTCTAAATTATCTTTAAAGGCTATTTATTGTAACCCTGAAGAGTGCTTGAATGTTAACATCAGTAGAAAAGGAAATTTGTTGGTTCTTCGTGAAAATGAGACAGTTTGGTCTAAGTTGACTGGAGCCGTTTCTTACCTCCTTGATAGGAATCCAATCCTGAGCAGTGGTCGCACTTTTTGTGAGACTATCTGGTCTAGATATGAGGATTCATACCAAGTTCCGAATTTCTTTATAAATTCAGAGGAGGTTAGAGATGATTCACCAATTTAATGGCAAACCATGTTCCCTATAACGTATAGGGACGTAACAGTTGGATAGAGCTAGAAAGTACTAGCAGTTATTTATCCGTAAC